CTTCAAATACATACTGTTTCATTAAATAAACTCCTGTACACTTTCAATCAATCGATTCATTCTTTTAGCAACAAGGTATGGAAACACTTTACCTTTATTATCCCAAGGATCTTGTTCTTCATAATTATTTATAATATCCTGTTTTAGATCATCTGGTGTTTTAGTGAGATCAATGAGTTTTTCATTACGTTGATAATTACGATACCATGACGCAGCATAGAGCAATTCACCTTCAGCTAGATCTTCAATAATTGCATCTTTCTTTTTCTTTGAGAGAGGTGTTTGTCTACGACCTTCTACTAATACATCATCATCTGATAGTATATTAGGTACACCATCACCAGTATCACCGGATAGAATTTTAAGAGTAAGATTAAGACGTGGATTATTGTCCACAACAAATTTCTTAAGCATAGGTGAAAACTGTTTGACATTATCATAACGCTGAAGTTGTTTAAAATCACCATCAGATGATACAATCATTACATTTTCATAGTTACCGAAATCTTGTGTGCGTTCAACTAAGGCCCCGATAATATCGTCTGCCTCACAACCTTCTAGATGAATTACCTTATATGGAAAATTTTCTTTGATTTCATCTTTAATTGTATGCAAGATACGAAATGCTTCATTCCAATCAAATGATGATGCATTCCGATCTTTACGGCGATTAGCTTTATATTGAGAAAAATAATTACGGCGCCAATTATTCATACCATCACAGCATAGAATCATCTCACCATAGTCATCTCTAAACTTCTTGTTATACATACGAAGAGAATTTAGAGTCATATGACGAATCATTTGTTCATCATTTTGTTTATTAATAAGAATTGTGGCAAGGCAAATACCACTAAAGTCAACTAAAATCATAATAATATACATCCTTTGTAATTATATGTATATTATACACTACTTTGATATAAATGTAAACTACTTTTTTACATGTTTTGAGTGTATTTTACACCCGATATATTCGTTATAGTATTCATCACTTAAAAGAACATCTTTATCGAACTGTTCCTTTGCCTCATAATATGACATTTCACCTTTTGTCTTACAGAGTCGAAGGATTATTCTTTTATATCCGTCTGATCCATGTTCTTCGACGAGTCTTTGTAGTTCCACGTTTGATCCATGGTAGGATCTCCAGTCAGATTCAACTTTTGTTTTAACTCGTCTAGATCGTTTGCTATTTTTAGGAAGAGTCTTTGGACGCCAGAAATTCTTCTTTCCAATATACTTTTTCCCAGTTCGCAATTCGGTAATTTCATATACAAATCCCTGATATTCTTCTGGGGTTTCGTTAAATTCTTCGTCTTTATAATACCACATACAGGTATATATTACTCGTCTTCAAGCAATAACTCGGAATCATCAAACTCAACCCTACGTTTTTCAGCATCTGCTCTACGACCGCAAATCCCGCAAAACTCTGGTTTACTATAAGCAATGATACGTGTAGTGCTTTCGCACTCTTCGCATTCTACAAGGTATTCATTCATTTAATATCCTATTTAAAATTTCTAATTTGCGTTCGTCGGTTGCATAAAACCATTCTCGAATCTCTTCTTTTGTTCTATTGCAACCGATACACTTTCCGTTATTTATTGCACAAATTTTTAAACACGGAGAAATAATATTAGAAATCGATTTCACAAGCGCCACCAGCACATGCCGCAGCACCAAGAGTATCAACGTCAGTATATTTCTTCTCTGTTAAATCATCCATCCAATCAATAGGTTTTAGATTTGTTTGAATCTTATTCCACTTATGTAGGAGATAAGCATCCTTCAAACAATACTCTGCTTTTTTAACATCACCCTTTAGATAATTTTCTGCAAAGTTTTTAAATCGTCTTACCCAATCCTGCCTTGCAGCATTTTCAGATGATTCAAGTGAGATATCTAATCCGTATCCCTGTGCGGTTGAACATGCGTCCCAAAGATTAGGGAATACTTTTAATGCATCTACAACAAGACCAGAAGCGAAAATTGATGCAGCATCGTATTTCTTTACCATTTCTTTTGCAGGAATAACAGCAGTATTTGGTGCCTGATTAAAGTCTTTATCACCCATCATTGAAAGGAATGAAATACCAGCAAATGAATGTCTGTTTTCAAACACATACTTTTCAACTTCATCCCAGTCATCAACAAGGATAGTGTTTGATACATTATGGCGAACACCTTTATCTGCGCAAAGATCTTCATTTGTACCAGTATCCACCCAATGCTTTTGCGCTTTCTTGACCAATTCAAGATGTTTCACACCAATCAGATCATCTTTATATATCGATCCTTTATTAGGAAGGATTGGGAATGACACAACAACATCTGTACCACCTGCTGACCATACTGATTCCTCAACCATATATGGATTTGACTTAATAATTGCCTGAGTAATTTCAGATTCTTTATTCAACTGCACGTTCCGGATGTACATTTCTGAGTGCTCAGCATGAATTCCGGAAGCGGTTTGTAGAAGAACTGATGCATTGCCACTTGGTTTAACACAGGTAGTACGGGCGGCAGGATTAATACCAATAATAGATGCAATTTGTTTATTAACTTCTTTGACAATCTTAGCACCTTTTTCAAGGATCTTTTCATTAAAGAGAATGTCTGGGTTATTCATCCATCCTGTAATTGATACTCCAAGCAATGCTTCACGGTCAAAGATCTTCTTTGATGTGTCAGACAAAAATCTAAAGTCTGTGTATCCCGCTTGTAGGGTACCGAGGATAGACGCTGCGCGGCATGCCTTATAAAAGTCTTCCTCGGTATTGCACATGCCTCCATTGATCTCGGTGAGATTACAACCTTGCCAACCAGACTTTTTATTAATCTGTGGGAACATACCAATTTCAACGCATGGGTTTGTAGTATGTTCGGTTGATTCAACGAAGACAAATCCTGGTTCACCAAACTGTTTGACAGATTCCATAATCTTACCAAACTGCTCTGGTGTAGTCTTATCTCTGACAATAACGGCAGAGTTATTTGAACGACCACGTTGTGGATTATCAACGAACCAGTTACCAGTCTTAGCAGTCATCATCTCTTCATCATCTGGTGAGAAAAGACAAATAGTTGCTGATCTACGAACACCACCTGACAATACGGCATCTGCCGCATGCATGGCAATATCATATACATTGATTGGTTTAATTGCTACTGGTTCTTTTTGATCAAGTACAATACCTTGTAATAGATGTTCGATCTTGTCAAGTGAACGACGAAGACCTTCTGGTCCTGGAGCTTTAAAACCACCTGAGATTTTAGCACCCTTTGGACGAATTTGCGATAAGTCAAAGAAAACTCTACGACCTTCATAGTCAGAGTATTTACCACCACCGACTAAGTAAGATGACATTAACACATCAAGTGCTGATGCCCATCCTTCAATTGAGTCTTCTACGATATAACCTTTTGCTTGTTTTGTACGTGCTTGAATTTTTGGTATCTTTGCAACATGATGCTTTTGTACAGAAAAACCTGCACCAGCACCACATAATAGAATATAAAAGATCTCACCAAAAAATTCAGCACGGTCTGCATAAGAAGAAGTACAGTTGTACATACGCATTTGGTGCTTCATTAATTGTTCACCACCAAACTGTAAAGCACGTTGAGCACCAAGAACTCTTTGTTCCTTATAAGCCTGTCTTGCTTCTTCAAAATATTCTTTTAATTCGTTATTCTTTTCATTATAATTATTCTCATGCATTTCTAATACACGATCGACAGCCTCATCCCATGATTCATATCTACCTTCGTCTTCAATATATCTTGAATAACCTTCGTAGAATTTTGTTTCAGACAAAAACTTCCTTGTGTCAACACCGACTGTTGCCATTATACTTACCTCTTATGTTTGATTTTATTATAGTATTATATATCAAATAGTAATCTTTGTAAACCACTATTTTGATATATATGAAGTTTTTTACGAAAAATATTTTTTAATCATAGTTCACGAAATACTTTTCAAGCATTTCTAATTGATCATCATATTCAGCAATCTGTTTCATTTCAATTTCAATTGCTTCTATGATGTCTGAGTGTTCACCAATCCCTGCTGGATTTTGCAAATATACTTCTACATTGGCCACGTGTTTATCAATGTGACCTTGTGCGTGTGATTTAAAAGCTTTAATAAGTGTTTGTCGCATTGTTTTCATAATTAATCCTTAATAATTTTAATTGCCCCATATGCTACCATACCATAGGCGACTAGATTGAGTGGTGCCATAATCATTACAACACCTGC